GGATCACGCGTTTGCTCTTTTGGTGACACAGTTATTTAAGTTTCAACCGCAATCGGGCTTTAAACGCCCATTACACGCAAATAATCGCCTTGTTTGTAATCAATACATGGGTTGCCGTATGCCCTGTATATGCCCCTTTGTTCCAATTGGGTCTTTTCTGCATGATGGGTAACGCATAGGCTTTGAAAGCGGTTAATAAAAAATGCTTGTTCGCTTATTTGAGACCATGGAAACAAATGGTCAACAACGTTTGCAGGGGTAATGATGCCGTTTGCGTTGCACCCTGCACATATAGGGTTTTTACTTAATTGTATTTGGCGTAACGCTTGCCATTGACGCGTATTGTATTTGGCGTTGAAATCTTTACGTTGTTTTGTGCTGTTGTATTTTTGGTTGTACACGCGTTCATCAAACCCGCCATGTTGTATGCAATTAGCGTTTAACTTGGACTTAATGTTATGACAGCCTAACGTTGCGCATTTGGTGTTAATTGGTATCGTTGGCATATTTAAATGACCACGCTTTAACATCTTTTCTAAAACCATCCTTACGTTGCATATTACCACCAACGCTTATCTTATGTTGACGCATCACAGCGTTCAATCGCCATTTGGGGTCGCGCCTTAACGCGTTGTACACGGGTATGCTTGAAAACTTGCCCATGACCTCATAATTTTTCTCATGTACCAATTTGGCGCATTTGTTTAAAAAATGTATGCCTAAGCCAAACCCACAATAATCGGGGTGTATTACAAGACGATTGAAATGTAATTGCATCATTGTGCCAGCGCGATGTGGCACGTAATTGGAAAAGGCTAAAAAGCCAATTTGATTTGCGCCATCCCATAAGCCATAAAACAATTGCTTACCACCGGCTAAATTCTCGCTTAAATAATGATAGCGGCTAAAGTAACGCCATGTGTGCCTATCGGTCTCATACACGTTGAATTCAAGCCGTTCTGTGCGTTTGTAGTCTCGCCAAAGTGACCTCCGGTCGGTGTACATCTGTTTATTAGCGTCAATGACCCAATCAGGGTTTAACCATTCAACAACGTCGTAATGACATGACAATAATACAATGCGTTTGCCCGTTTTGCGTGCGTGTTTCTGTATGCAATGACTCATGACTTTGGCAACTGTTCGGTCAACAACGCTTGTCCATTCGTCAATGACAATCATTCCATCTTCACGCGCCATTTGTAACGCGCATTCCGCACGTGCTTTTTGACCATTGGATAACGTGTATGCGGGTCGTATCCAACATGGCACGCTTGTTAAGCCAACGCCACATAAAATTTCCGCGCATTGGTCGTATGACATTGATTCGGGAAATTGCTCAATAATTGGGCGTTGTGGGTCGAGTATTTCATTGAAGCACTCATTACCCCATATATGCTTTGCCAACGTCGTCTTACCGCTTCCTGACGCGCCAACAATCAAACCTATGCTGTATGGGCTTTGTATGTCCGCTTTGACTTGGAAATGATGCGTTGATTTTTTCTCAGCATCAATGTCAAGGCTGTTTGCGGCTTTAATTGCGCGAAATGATTTGGCTACAGGCGATGCAAGGGTTAACTCATAATTTTGCACTCGAAACCTCGCTTTTGCATTTCTTCATAAAGCGTTTCCAATTCACGTTCGCCTGTACATTCAATTAACAATGTATTACGACTGTCATCGGATGGCTCTTTAAAATCTTTGTCAATTTCAGCATCGTCAAAATTTAATGCCTTTAATTCATCAACATTAAAGCCAATTAATGAAACGTCAAATCCAGCGTTTTGCAATTGTTGGATTTCAAATAAAAGCAATTCATTATCCCAACCCGCGTTTAATGCTAATTTGTTGTCAGCAATGATGTACGCTTGTTGTTGTTGTTCGGTTAATTCGCCAAGTTCAATTGTGGGTACGGTTTCGTAACCAAGTTCTTGCGCCGCTTTTAACCGACCATGACCGGCAATGATGCCGTTTTTTGCGTCAATTAATATTGGATTTGTAAACCCAAACTCACGTAGGCTTGCCACCAATTGCGCAATTTGCTCATCGCTGTGCGTGCGTGAGTTTTTTGCATATGCTGTAAGTTCGGTTGTTTTTTTGTATTTGATTGCTAATTTTGTCATATTTTGTTTGTGTTAATTATTTTAAGAATTTTAATTTGTACACGGTTGTATTAAGCAAATTTGCCACGTTGTCAATTTCGTTTTGGATTTCATTGTCTTGTGGCATTTCACCGCGATAATCCCGCACATAATCGCGTAGGCTTATCATATATGCCAATGGTTCGGCATCGCCTGTTCCAAACATTGATGGATATGGTTCAATAATAACTTCGTACGCGCCTTGGATTGATTCCACAAGACCGTCAACCAAATCGGGAATCGAATCGTAATAGCCGGCAAGGGCAACGTGTTCTGAATATGACAACGTTTTAAAATGCATTAAATGAGTCAACGTTGCCGAGTGCAACAACGTGCTGACAAATGTGCCAATTAATTGATTGTCCATAATTGCTTCCTCTTTAAAACCAGATGCGTGTGCGGCTTGTCCGACTTGAATTGCTTTTTGTTTGCTTGCAAATGGTCCTTTACCGCCCCAATACCATCCGTCTGCTTTTTTGCTAATTGGCATACATTACCCCTGTTTTTGATATTGTCTGCGTTTGCACGATTTGATGCAACCGCAATTTGGTTCAATTTTCCATTCGGGAACATTGCCCCATTTACGCAATGATAACGACAACATTTCACGCATCATTTTGCATGGTTCTTCAAGCAACAATCGTTGTCTGCACCCATAACAAGTAAACGAATAGCCGCCATGATGTTGCTTTGTTTCCGCATACGTGCAATCCCGACACACTTCGCCGACTTGTATTGAGGTCATACAATTATTTCGGGTTTTGGCAATTTTGTTAAATGATACGTATAAAGCCAAACTGTCTTGCGACCACGTGATTGTTCATTTTTTATTGGTTCACGCGTCATGTATCGTTGACGCATAAAATAGCAAAGTCCCATTGAAATTTGGCTTGATTTCAATTCCGGCAACGCATGACGTATATCTGTCAATGTTAGTGGTGTTTCTGCTGATGTAAAAACGTTTCGTATTTTTGTTGCCGCATTTGCCATAAAAAACCCCTCATGTATTAGATGAGGGGATTATGGCAGTTATGTAATATCTGTCAAGACGTTAAAACAGCAACAGCACGATTTTTTATTGCGTCGCCATTGCCAAACCATGTATTGTTTAATCGAGCATCATCTGTGCGTGATGGGTGATGATGGTCAAAATATTCGGTTACGGAATTAAGCAATGCCCATTTTGTGTCGCCAACCAATTCAGCACCTTTTGCTTCGCCTTTAAACAAATCCAAAATTTTGTTGTATGTGCGATTTTTTTCCAAATTAAAATTTGGCTGTTGCAATTGGTCTGCCGTAAACAAAATACGCTTAATAAAATTATCTGCTTGCGTTGTTGTAATACGTTGACGCTCAAGGTGTTTAGCCATTTCCATAAATCCATCAAACGATGCTACAGCCGCACCCAATTTTGATTTCATCAATTCGTGGTCAAACTTGCGGGCGTGTGTAAATGACACGCAGTGCGCGTTGTCTTGCATTGACAATGACAATGTATTATTGCACACGACACGCACGCTGGTAAAGCGGGCAGTCGTTGCCAATGATTTGTCTGCGGATGTGGACAACAATAAAAAGCCACCAACGCCATCGCCATCACAAACTTCACCAAATTTGCCCGTTTCGGCTAATGCCCAAAAACGCTTGCCACCAAACAATGTTCCGGCTGTATGTAAACGAAAACCTGATTCTTCGACCAAATCACGGAAAAATTCCAATACATCGGCGGGTTGAACCACTTGATAACGGTCGGACACAACGGACAATGGTTGTTCATTGTCACTGCGAAACAATACGTTTTGCTTGGGAAAATTTACAATGTCACCATAAAAGCCGTGAGGCATAAAACAAACGGGTGATGATTCGATAGTCCAATCCATACCAGCGGCAACGCGCCATTGTTCGATGGTGGCGTTTTGGTCAAGTGCTTGACCCAGACCATGCCAAGGGGTTGCTCCCACAAAAGCCATTTCTGTGTAGCCGTCAGCGCGGATTGTAAGTTCGTGTGCCATGATTAATTTCCTTTTAAATAATTAACGATTGATAAAAAAACATTGGTTGGCGTGGCTAACGCCTTTGGAATCGATGTAATGCTCACCACATCCGGCCATATATTCAATTAAGAAAAATGCACCGCCAACAACAAAAGCCAAACTGATAAGGCCTTGAAATATCCAAATTATTAATTGCTTAATAAATTTCATGCTGTCACCTTGTTCATTGTTGCAAATTCTGTCAATGTAACCAAACGCACGTTTTGACTGTCAATGCGCCAGCCTTTGGCACGTGCAAATCGGATTGCTTGCATAAACGTGCAAGGGATTGTTACTTTGTGCCATGTGTTGTCATAGTCGCTATGCAAAACAATTAAATAATCTTTTTTCCATGCTGTGTTTTTCATAATTGCTTCCTTTTGAATGTTTAAAAAATTACGACATTTGATTGTGTCGTGAAAGTATTATATCAAATATCCGTGATGTATTACATCCAAGGCAAAAAAACATGGCTTAATTCATTTAATAAACGACGACGGCTGTATGTATCAAGCGATTGATACGCTGTTGCCATTGCTTTTTCAAATGGACTGCCATGCAACGACATCAATTTAATTGCATCAGAAAAATTAAATTCTGTGTGCTGAAGATTTGTCAAAACTTCGGGGTGATTTGTTTTCATCATGATTAATTTCTTTTTAAATAATTAAAAGAGGGGGCTTTCGCCCCCATGGGTTTAAAGGATTCCGTAAATGGGTGTAAGTTCTTCAACTTTTGCCGCATCTTTTAAATACTGTGGCAATTTGTTGTAAGCAATGTTTGCTGATTCTGCACTTTGGAAATCAGTTTTGCCATTAACTGCGGTTTTTAATTCAGTCTGTAATTTTCTTAATGTTGGAAAATATTCGGGTTTTGGCAAATTGGCTTTAAGAGTCCAACTGTCAATTTGAATTGACCAATAAGTTTTTCCTGTTTGCATGATTCGTTCCTTTTTGAATGTTTAAAAAATTACGATATTTTGTTATCGTAGAAGTATTATATCAAATCCCCGCAATATATTACACTTGGCTTAAAAATAATTTAATTTCTGTTGAAAATACAACACTTTTTACACAATGAAACATTTTGTCTTCAGACCAAATTGTTTGACAAAACTGGTAACGCCGGTGCGGGATGGGGTTACATGACGTTTTATGGTGAAAAAAAAGGGAGACACTTTTCAGCATCCCCCTTGAACCAACGAGCGCAATGGCAACCGCACTCAATTGCATTGTGCATTATTTAAAATGGAATGTCATCATCCATTTCAAATGTTTCTACGGGTTTTGTTTGTGCCCGTGGCGTGTCAGCATTTTCGCTTTTGCTGTTTAACATTTCCATTTTTTCACCAATGATTTTGGTTGTGTGGCGGTCGATGCCATCTTTGGAATATTTTTCCGTTTTCATTTTTCCTTCAACGTAAACCTTTGAACCTTTTTTTAGGTATTCGCCAGCGATTTCAGCCAATTTGCCAAACAACGCCACGTTGACCCATTCGGTTACCTCTTTGGATTCGCCCGATTTATCTTTGTATTTTTCGCTGATTGCAATTGAAAAATTACAAACCGCTTTGCCGTCGGGCATGAAACGCATTTCGGGGTCTTTGCCCAAATTGCCGATGCCAATGAATTTATTTACAGCCATGATTAGCCTTCCAATTTAATGATTAATTGATTGATTTCGCCCAAAAACGCTATCGTTTCGGTTTCCATCTCTTTAATGAGATTTTCATCTCGTTCTGCACGCACAATCAACAAGCGATTGCGCTTTGGCAGTCGGGGGTCGTAAGACACAAAGTCGCACCATTGGCGACCCGTGACCCACAATTGACATTGGATTTGTTTGTAATATTCGGGCGGTATTCTGTTGTCAAACAAATAACCGAGGTGCGTTGTAGTGTTGGGACATTTCACCTCAATCAAGCCATCGTCGCCAACAAGGCGGTCTGGTGACACGCCAAGCCACGGCATTGTTGGATGCAACCAAAAGCCTGTGCGTTCAACAAAAACGTTTTTAGCCGCTTCGTATTCGATGCACGCAAATTGTTCTTGTTCAACGCCCCATTCCATAGCCGCATTTGTAAACGATTCACCCGTTGTCATTGTCAAACGTTCGGCAACCAATTTGACTTTGTATTTGTAACGCCCAACCGCTTCAGCATTGCCTTTGCCTTTGGACATCACGTCTGCCATGTTGCTGGCTGTAACGTGACCCAAGCGCGCTTGTTTCCATTCGTCTGAGCCTTGCTCAATGTCAATGTATAACTGCTTATTCATTGATGCCCGCCTCGGTTAATTCTTGTTTGCGTGCGTTTTTAGCGGCTTCCAATTGCTTCATCGTGTCTTGATTACCGCGTGCTGTCTTAACTGTGGCAAAATAAATCTCGCGTAATTGTTCAAGCGTAGGCGATGCCATAATTGCCGTAATCATTACATCAACTTCAATTGTTTCTTCTTCGGGTATGTCAACAGCCGGAATATCTTCGCCCGCATACACATATAAGCCAATTCCAAACGTTGCAATGCATTTGGCTAAACAGCGCATCATTGCATCTGAAATCTTGCGTGCGTCGGGGTTTTTTATGGCGTTGTTTTTGTTGTCCATGACAGGCAAATGCATATACATGGATTTACCCATAGCGTTTACAGTGCATGACACCATTACGGTTTCACCAAAATAACTTGGCTCATGGAAACCCCAATGTGCGGTCGGGTCTTCTTGCAATAAATAATCAACTGCCCATGCCCATGATAGGTATGACAAATTGCCTTTTTTCTCGACGTGCGGGTTGACGTTGATTTTTCGTAATTCAATAAATGTTTTCATGATTGCCCCATTTCTTGTTTTGCTAATTGTTTTGCCTTGTCTTCACAATAATCGTGAACCATGTCACAAATGATTGTGCCAATCTCCAATGCACCCATGTGGCCTCTTGTAATGGCTTCTGTTAATCGGGTTTTGTACGGTTCAAGATTTGCGTCAAATAACGCATCCATAAACATTTCGTAATTTTGGGGATTCCAATCAGTTTGCAAATGCCGTTGTGTGCGCATTTCAAATTCGTGCATGAATTCGTCTGATTCGTGTTTGCGGCTGTCAAGCCATTGGTCATATACTCTACTCATAATTACTCCGTTGTTAAACATAGCACCCATTGTGCTGAATGTATTATACACAAATTTACAATATATGACACGTGACGCTTTAAATTTAACCATCCCGTTTCCACCAAGCGTCAATACGTATTGGGGTTTTAAAGGGTCAAGGCGTTTTCTTACGTCACGCGCAACGTTGTTTAAAACGGCTGTTAATGCAGAATTTACGCGTAATGGTCATGATGGTTTTGCAAACAAAAGACTTCACATAACAATTGAGTTGTACCCGCCCGATAAACGCATACGTGACATTGACAACGTGGTCAAATCGACGCTTGACGCATTGTGTCAATGTGGCGTGTTTGACGATGATGGACAAATTGATGTGTTACACGTTGAAAGAAAAAACGTTATCAAATGGGGCGCGGCAAAAATAATTATTCAAACACTTGTGCCGTAATACATTTCCGTTTATAGTTGTGTGAAACACGGCTAGGCATGGATTGATCCCCATGTCGAAAAGCGTACTCCCCGTCTGCCGTTGTTTCTTTTTGGGAGATTTGCGGAGAGTGCAATGCACTACTATCAATTTAATGTTGGTGATTACATCAAAAACACCATTCATCTTTTGCCATTGGAAGATTTAGCATATCGACGTTTGCTTGATTTTTATTACGATTCAGAAAAGCCAATACCTACCGATATCCCGTGGGTTTCCCGTAGGTTACGTTTGGATACGGATGTTGTTCAAAACGTATTAAATGAATTTTTTGAATTAACTGCCGATGGGTACAAAAATCATCGTGCAGACCTTGAAATTGGCAGTTATCACGAATACATGGCAAAGCAAAAAGCCAATGGTAGCAAGGGTGGCAGACCAAAGAAAACCCAAACGAAACCCACCGCTAACCCAAACCAAACCCAAAATAACCTTAAACAAGAAACAACAAACATAAACCATAAAACAATTAATAAGTCACAGCGCGGCACACGCCTCGCTCAAGATTGGGTTTTGACAAAATCATTGGGTGAATGGGCACAAACGGAACGACCCGATTTAAACATCAGGCAAGTTGCCGAACAATTTAAAGATTATTGGATTGCACAAGCCGGACAAAAGGGCGTGAAACTTGATTGGTCGGCAACATGGCGCAATTGGGTGCGCAACAGCAAAGCGGCGAAACCAAATTTGTACGACGTTGCAAGGCTCACAGTGCCGATGAACAATGAGCCTGACCCTGCGCTTGAAAAGATTAAAGCAGATGAGAAAACAACCCGACCCCCAACGCAAGCCGAGCGTGAAATGCTGGCATCTTTAAAAAGGAAATCATGATGAGCAAAACATTAAAACTGGCGTATTGCGATTACATAGCCAATCTAATACATCAAACATTGATAAACAGAGACACCGAATGTTTGATTGACCAAGTTGGCATGGTGCAATTTGACCTCGGCGAATTTGGAGAATTTTGTTCCACCACAAAAACGATTGATGTATTGGATATGTTTGGCAAACAATATCGCGTCACAGTTCAAGAGTTGTAAATGCCAAGACCCAAACCACCCGAAAAACTTATTGGCAGACAAATACGAATGTCAGACAGGCAATGGATTATTTTTAATCAACTTGGCGGGGCTGAATGGTTCCGAAATTTGTTGGACAAAAAAGCACCCATGCCAAAACAGTATTACATCGCAATCATTCAACAACAGGAAACGAATCATGACAGAACAAGACATCAGCCCGTTTAAGGCACTGGATTTCATACGCGACAACGCATCAGAATACGCGCAGGCGAAAGCAAATGTAATTTACATGACTGAGTATCGGAAAACAATTAAAGCGTCTCTAATGGCCTCTAGTAGCGAAAAAACAGAGTCTGCAAAAGAAACCTTTGCGTATTCACACCCTGATTACAAATTGCATTTGCGTGGACTTGAACAAGCCGTATCCAAGTGCGAACGGTTGCGTTGGCTAATGATTGCGGCAGAAGCCAAAATTGAAGTGTGGCGTAGTTTAGAGGCATCAGCAAGAGCAGAAGGGAGAGCAACGTCATGAACAGAGAAGACATTATTTGCATGGCACGAGAAGCGGGAAAAGCCGAAGACATGGCTGAGTTTGTGTTCCATCCTGTCATTGAACGCTTTGCCACCCTTGTCGCTTCTGCCGAGCGTGAGGCGTGTGCAAAGCAATTGGATGCACTTGGTTGTGACCATTGCGCTACCGCTATCCGAGCAAGGGGAAGCAATGACTGAAATTATTTGTCTTTTGCTATGGATTGTTTGCATCGGCTTGATGTACTGGTCTGATGTGTCTGCGCAAAAACACATTGAGAAAGGTTTTGACAAGCATGACTGAACAACCAACTGTCGAAACAATTCACTTTGATGACAAAGACAGAAGTAAATTTTACAGAGCAGAGGGTGAATATAAATTTTATGTGCCTGAATTTTCTGATTGGGCTTGCTATATGTTTGGCAATAAACCTGAAACAAATTACGGGATGAAGTACATCCCAAGAAAAGGGGATGAACCTAATTGGTTTGTGCGTTGGATGATGAAGGTTTGTTTTGACTGCGTGTGGGTTAAGGAAAAGAAAAAATGAACGACCACAATAAGCGGTATTTAAATTTTTACCCTACTGTTACTGAACTAGAGATTTGCTGGTTCATTGGTCGTAAACGACATGAAATTACAAGTAAACAAGGCACTGAACGCAAACAAGACCCTACACAAAATGGATTGCAAATGTCCGTTGATGGGGTAATTACTGAGTATGCAGTGGCTAAAGTTTTAAACCTAAATTTTGATTTGAATTGTGATTTTAGAAAATTTGGTGCAGACTTAACGCTATCTGATGGCAGAACCATAGATGTAAAAAGTACATACACTGCGGGCGGGAATCTTAACGCTGTGATTTGGTCTGTCGAAAAGCCATGCGACTTTTTTGTTTTAACTGAAATTCGCGCATCTCACGTTCGGATTGTCGGCGTAATTGCGCGAGACAAGTTTTTGCGACCTGAAAATCTAACAAGTGTCGGTCGTGGTGAGTTTTATTCGGTTCCACAATCTGCTTTAAAGTCATTTGATGAAAAATATTACAAAGAAACACTATGAGCAAGTCGCATCACTCGGGTGCATATTATGCAGATACCTTGACCTTGGACAAACGCCGTGTGAAATCCATCACATCCGCAGATTTGGCGGTAAACGTGACAATGCCCCTGTCATTGGTTTATGCACAGAACATCATCGCGGTAACACGGGTGTCCATGGGCTTGGGCACAAAGGCTTTGAAAAACACTACGGCATTAGCGAACACAAATTGCTTGAATTAAGCAACAAACAATCTAGTTCCTTGTTTGTCAATGATTAACGCTTGTTTACGCGGTGCGCGGGCGGGTTCATTTGGAATACTGACGTGTGTCCATCGGTCAAATTCCCGAATCACTTGGTCATACGGCAAATCGGATGCAATAATGGCACGCACCACCGCGTCAGGGGTCATGCTAGGCACGCGCAAATCAGCCGCACAACCTATGCGATGCTGTGACGTGTCTTTACTGCCTACCGCGTCGTTAACCGCTTTACTGCGGAAAGCACTGTTAACCATAATTGGCTTACCGCCAAGTAGGGTCTTGAGGTTTTCAAGGAATTCAGCCAATCTTTGAATGTTTGCCAGTTCGGTTTCATTTGGAATGTTCTCCAGTTCGCGGTGGTCGGTGTGCGTTAATTCCGCAAGCGTAAAATGTGGTGTCATTTTTTAACCCTGTCTGCAATTTTTTCCATCGTTCTGCCTCCAAAGTAAAACGACATAACCAACATACCCCATTGCCCAAGCAACTCAACGTATGCGCCACGGGTTTCAAAATCAAAAATTGAGGCGGTAGCAAAGCCGGAATAGGCAACCAATAGGAATATAAGCGTCATAGGGCGTATATTTTTGGACAGCCAACTGTCACTAGCCATATCCGCTTCAACGCGTCTGGTGACGTTTTCTTGCTCAACTTCAAACAGTTTGGTTTCGTTAGCCATGCGAGCCAACTCACCGTCTTGTACCATTTTTTGCAGTTCAAACTGCGCTTTGGCTTTAGCCTCGGGGTCAGGTATCAGTTTGTCTATTAGTTTCCCGCCCACTTGCAAGAGTGCATCTAATCCCATCATCTTTGTTCTCCTTTGGTTTCTCAGAATCGTCTTGGTTCAGTTTGATACCACTCAGGAACCCAATCATCCCGCCAATTAGGGTGCTGAACGCTGGTGAAATCATTTTGAAAATTTCCGCATTGTCCACCTCTTTTGCCCATAGCCCCAACATAAAGGCGACCACCATGCTTAACACGGAGAAACACAGGGTCAGGGTTACGCAAATTGTCACTGTGTAAACCAATTTGTCTTTGGTGTTTTGCATAATATATTTTAGGCCATGTCATACAAAGATTTGGAAACGTCTGCGGTTTTCAAACATTTCAAGTTCAATCGTATTTTGTCGTGCGTTTTTATTATATAAATCAACAACAAAATCATTTGACACACGTTCTTTTTTATTTGCCTCAACAGCAAGCGCGTATTCTTCTTGTACTTTTTTTACAGCCGCATTAAACGCAATTGTCTGCACGCCTTGTCGCTCAATAATGTACGGATACCATTTGTCTAACGTAATCATTTTTTTTCACGCTTCAGTGCCTCTTGATACCCGTGGATAATTAACGCCCTTGTTTCCGCTGAATCCGCTGTGCCCGCCCATTCTGCCAAATTATTCCAAATGATTACATAATCCGCAGAACCACATTGTTGTTTATTATTTTTTAACCACGCAATCATCTGTTGATGTCGTTCAGATGGATTGTGTATCGTATAACCTATGCCATAAAACTCACGCACGTGACAGCCATTTTTGGCTACGGCTCGCACCAGTGCCAACAGCAATAACAGGAGCAACCAACGCATCTCATCTCAAATGCGCAAGTGATGAATACACGACACCCGCCATGCCGACAAGCATAGCCCCGCAAGCCTTAATCAATATGCCTTCTAGCCGTTTAAGCCTTGCACAAAGCATTTCATAACGCAATGTGCAAATGGCTTCATGGCTATCTAATCTTGATTCAACATCATTGGACGACATCTTCCGGTGCTTTCATTTGGTCATCGGCTTGTTTTTTGATTTTTACAACCAAGTTCCAAGCACCCGTTTTTGTAGGCAAATCGCCTAACACTTGCAAAATTGCATTTGTTTCTTCAGCAGTCAAAGTTAGTGTAATGTCTTGCATTTTTGTTTCCTAAAAGATGCCGCTATTAGGGTTAGCGGTTTACCCATAAATATTATGCCAAAGGATTTGCCCAAGGCAAAGGCGGCTGAATAATTGGCGGGTTAATTTGGTTGTCAATGTTGGCTTGTATAGCCGCTTCTGTAGCGGTTTTATCAACGCCATTGGCATAGCACCAACCTAACACCTGTTCTTGCGTCAAATCAGCGTATGGCGTAAATGTGCCATCAGGTAATGGGAATGAGCAAGTTGTT